CAGCACCGCATTAGTCGTGGCGTTCAAAGCAAAACGCAGTCGCCTTCCGTTTTGCCATCGCATTTGCTTGAGATGGATGGCGCTACCGGAAAACGACTGCGTTGTGCCGACAAACAAAAACGCCACAACCGACCCAAGCACTCACAGTATACAGCGCATTAGCTGGAAATGTCAAGCACTGCGCAGCATTCTTACACCTGCTGTACCACAGCGCGAAACGTCGCTCTTGACATCCTGATTCATTCGGGCGCATAATCAGCACAGTTGAATAATGGTTTGAAGCTCTGCCCGCGCTAGGCGGGACACAGCGGTTACAGGGGCCGGTCAAAAGACTGGTCTTTTTTCGTTTGCCTATGCCGACCTACGATGCCTTCTGTCCAGGCTGCAAAGAGCAGCACGAGATTGAGAAGCCCATGCAAGCGCCGATGCCTGGATGTCCCGATTGTGGCGCAACGCTCACGCGCCTCTATTCTCCCGTCACTGTGCAATACAACGCGACGGGATTCCACACAACCGAATACACGCGTTTTGAAAAGCAGGTCGGACATGAGCGGGCCGCGCGCTTCCGGGCTCAACGTGAAGATGCCGAGGCGCGCGCAAGGGCGGGACGGCTGACGCCATACGAGAAGGCGTTGGAGGCTATTTGATGCCTGGACAGAATTATGCCTTTGAGCCGTTTGCTTCTCTTGACGGCGTGCTGCGGGGAGAGCCGATCCGCATCATGCCCGCCGGCGTGTTCTATCGTGGCGAACGCAAGCTCAACATCACCGAAGATCGACTGAAGGCCATCGCTGCGAACTTTAAGGCAGGTCTGCCGCGCTTCCGTGTTCCGATCAATGAGAATCATGCAGGCGTCGGCAAGGTCGGACAGGTCAATGGCGTCGAGTATATGCCTGTCGGTAGCGACGGGCCCGGGCTGTACGCGACGCAATACGAGCTAACCGAGGAAGGGCGCAAGCTCGTTCAATCCAAGCGATTTGACGCGACAAGCCCGGAAGTCATTTGGTCACTGCTGGACGGCGCGAAATACCAGGACCCGCAGTCGGGCGAGTATGTCGACAATGTGCTGGTTGGTCTGGCGCTGACCGAAAAGCCGTTCTTTGGGCACGACAAAGTTGCGCTCTTTAGCGCGGAAGGGGGTGCGATGGATGGCGAGGGCGACATGCCCACGATGAAGAAGGTCAAACGCATGCTGACTGACATGATGGCGCTGTTTAGAGATGTGCCAGATGCAGACAAGGCCAGCGACGCGTCGATTGCTGATTCATTCAAGGACTATGACACCGAAACGCGTCGTGATTTCGCGCAGAAGGGGTGGGCACTACCGGATGGCAGCTATCCTATCGCTGATAGGGCCGATCTACAAAACGCGATTCAGGCCATTGGGCGAGGCACGGCCAATCCGAAGGCGACCATCAAGAACCACATTATCAAACGGGCGCGGGCATTGGATGCGCTCGACATGCTGCCTGAAGCGTGGAAGGAAAACATGAGTGCAGAGGAGGACACAATGGCAGACGACAAGAAACCTGTATCGACGCCGACCCCGCAGCCCGAAACGTTCACCGTGAAGGCCGAGGAGTTTGCGACGCTCAAGGCAAAGGCCGCAGAGGTCGATGCCCTGAGCGAAAAGTTCAAGGCGCTCGAAGCACAGGCCACCGAAGCCAAGACGAAGGCCGACAAGTTCGCGGCTGACCTGGCGGCAGAGAAGCATGGACGGCGACTTGACCAGCTCGTTGATAAGTTCGATGCAATGGTCGGCATCCCGGAGAAGGCCGAAACGCTGGCCGACAAGGTTCTGGCGCTGGAAGAGAAGGACGCCGATCTTGCTGCGTTCTTCACGGGTCTGATCGAGAAGGCCGACAAAGCCCTGGTCGAGTCGGAACTGTTCTCACAGAAGGGCAGCGCGCGACAGGCTGAGACCGAAACCTTCGAGTCGGCAGTGGACAAGGTTCTGTCCGATCAGTTCAAGGGCGATGTCGCGCAGTACTCCAACGCGATGGAGATCGTCCAGCGCACCCGCCCCGAACTGGCGCGTGAGTACGTGAATCGGGGACGGAGGTAACGATGGCTACCTACAGAAGCATGAGCAACGATCATGACGTGCCGTTCCTGGCCGACGAAGACCTGACCGCCAAGCAGTACACGCTGCTGCGCCCGGCCTCGACTGTCGGATATGCGGCTTGCGCAAACAGCGCATGTTCGTATGGCATCTTGGGAGTGCTCCAGAACTCGCCGAGCGCGGGCCAGGAGGCAACAGTTCGCTTGATGGGCACGACGAAGGTCTACGGGGAAGCGAACGGCACATGCGGCTTGGCCTATGGCGGCTTTGTTTTTGCCGCTTCGACCGGGCGCGTCGAGGGTTACGCGTCTGGATGCCCCGTCATTGGTCGCTGGCTGTCGGCAGCGGTCACATCAGGCGACGTGGTCGGGGAAATGTTCCTGTTCCCGTTCTCAGCCTGCACAGTCGCGGCTTGCTAGGAGGATATAGAAAATGTCTAAGCCAACTGCCCAGCAAGTCCACATCGATCAGCCGCTGACCAATATCAGCATCGCCTACCTGCCCGGCGATTTCATCGCGGGCATGGTGTTCCCGAACGTTCCCGTCCAGAAGCAGAGCGACAAATATTTCATCTACACCAAAGCCGACTGGCTGCGGCGCGAGGCCGGTCCTCGCGCACCCGGCACACGCGCTCGGCGCGGCGATTATGGCCTGAGCACGGCGCAGTATGCGTGCCTAGAGCGGGCCATCGCCAAGGGCGTGCCGGACGAAGTGGTTGCCAACGCCGACCAGCCGCTGCGACCGCTGGAGGACGCAAGCCGCTGGTGCACCAACCAACTGTTGCTCGAAGTGGAATCGGATGTGCAGAGCGACGTGTTCGGCACGGGCTGGTCGTCCAGCGCGACGCCTTCGCCTCTGTGGAGCAACAACACCTCGACGCCGGTGGACGATGTTGAGACGGCCCGCAACAGCGTCGTTTCAAGCATCGGGCGAGAGGCGAATGTCGGCGTGATGGGGCGCGGTCTGTGGCGCTACATCAAGCAGCATCCCGACATTGTGGAACGCATCAAATACACCGCCGGCCCCACCTCTCCGGCCATCGTCACGATCCAGGCGGTCGCGGCGCTGTTCAGCCTGGACAAGCTCCTGATCGGCATCGCCATCAATGACACCGCCGCCGAGGGCGCGACATCCACGCTGGCCTATCTGTGGGGTAGCCACATGTTCGTTGGCTATGTGGCGCGCGGGCCGTCACTACTGGAGCCTAGCGCGGGCTACGTGTTCACTTGGCAGCAACGGCAGGCTAGCCGCTTCAGAGAGGATCAGGAGCGTCAGGATGTGGTGGAAGTCCGCATGTCGTGGGACACCAAGCTAACGGCGACCGATGCTGGATACTTGATAAAGAGCGCGGCCTGAGTCCGATCAACCTCTGGCGTTAGCGTGATGGCGCGACGCTGGCGAATAGCTGGAGGTCAACATGCCTGTTAGTTTCCGCAACAAGCTGATTCTCAAGGGCGGCTTGCAGCTCGCCGACGATGGCCTTGTGTCGCGCGAGATATACATCCCATATCAGGATGTGTTTATCGCGGGGTGCCCTGTCATGGCGGGCAGCATCGCCATGAACAACATTGGCGCGGGTTCATCGCCGTCGCTTCAGGCGCTGCGCTTTACGGGCACGAAATGTACCTGCCCGATTACCCTGGTTATGCCTGTCCCGATCGACGCAGCGACCGGCGTCGTATGGTCGTCCAGCGGCACGGTCTATGTCGATTGGACGGACATGACGACAGCCACCGCCGCCGCAGTCGTGGGTGCATCGCTGTATCTCATCCCGAATGGGAGCGCCATTGGCGACGCGGGCACGAGTACGCTCGGCGCGGCGGCATCCGGCACAACTATCACGGGCACGAGCGCGAGTGAATTGAACTCTGCCTCACTGTTCAGTTTCACCGCTCCGGCCACGCGCGCGGGATTCTTCGCGCTCAAGACCATCGTCGATAGTGTGGACGCCGGCAATACGAGCGGTAGCAACTTCAACCTGTTCGGTCTGCGCATCAAGTACAACTCAGATCGGATCGGAACGTAACACGAAAGGGGCGGCTCACATGGCTGCCCCTATCCTCTTTGGTGATTAGCGATGGCTGACACGACCTCACCAGACAACCCCACGCGCGGCCCTGTCTCTGGCCTTAATCCTGCCGCGCACGGCGGCAGGGAGTAACAGAATGGCAATCATCGTTCCTAACGCTGGCTCGGTATTCTCGTCGGCGGCGTCCGTCGTCGGCAGTGCGGATAAATGGGTCTGGCTTGGCCTAACGGCTCCCGCTGGCGCATCGGCTAGTGTGATGTGGTACAAGGGCGCGGCGGAAGTGGCAGGTAGTGAGCTAATGCCTATTCTGACGACCTGCCGAACATCGGCGTTGTTTGGCCCATACAACAGCCCGAATGGAGTGTACGCCGGCTGCATCAGTGGCGGCTGTGCGATCGTGTGGATGAAACGCTAGGAGGCTATCACCATGTCTGCCATGACCGATGTTTTCGAGAACGCACTACTCAAGCACATCTTCGGTAACAGCGCATCGCCCTACACTGCCACTCCGTCGCCGTATGTGGGGCTATTCAGCACATCGCCGACCGATACCGCAGCAGGCACAGAGATTACCGACGGCAACTATGCCCGGCTGCGGGTCGTGAACTGGGATACGCCGACGTTGGGCGCGACGGAGAACAGCAGCGCGATTACGTTCGCGTCTGCGCTGGCGGCCTATGACGTGGTGGCGGTGGGAATCTTCGACTCGCTCACGACGGGATGCTTGCTACTGTATGGCAAGCTCTCCACATCGAAGGCGCTCGGCGCGGCAGACGTGCTGGAATTTGCGGCCAGCGCGCTCGACGTGACATTTGATTAGTCTCCATATCTAGCAATCGGGCCACAAGCTAGAGGCAGGTACAGATGGCGATCGGATTTACGAATCTGGGCACGTCGGCCAATCCAGACATAGCGAGCACCACGGATGCCACCAGCTACGCTAATACCGCCTGGACGCCGCCAAGTGGTAGCTTGATCGTCGTGTACGTGTCTCAGCGCGGGAATACCGATGCAGCAAATGTATCGCCATCGATTTCCGGCAATAACATCACCTGGGTGCAGATCAAGACAATCCTACGCGGAACGGCCTACCGATTGACGCTGTTCGGGGCTGACGCTTCGGGGGCTGCCTCCGGGGCCACTACAGTCAGCTTTGGCTCCAATACGCAACAATTCTGCATGGCGTCATTCTTTAGCGCCTCGGGAGTAGACCTCTCCGGAGGTGTCGCAGCGGCATTCGTTCAAAGTCCATCGAATAGCGGCACTGGCCTGTCGGCATCCGTCGCACTCGCGGCCGCCGGCAATGCGGCTAATCGCCCCATATTCGGGTGCAGCCAGAGCACGAATATCGCGCAGACGCCGCGCACGAACTGGACTGAGGCCGATGACATGACCGTCTCGTCTCCGACCGATGGGATAGAAACCCAGTATCGATCGGATGCTTTCGAGACCCTTGCCTCCTCAAGTTGGTCCCAATCTGAAGATTGGGTTGCTATTGCCGCCGAGCTCAAGGCAACGGTAGGCGGCACAACGCATAGCGGCGATGCTTCATTGTCCTCGGCAGCGAATACCGTAAACGTGGCACGTAAGAAAGCCTCGGGTGCATCTGGATTGAGTACAGTCAGCAGCACGATAAATTCTGCCCACAAGACCGCACGCGGAACGATAGGCATCAATGCGGTTGCCAATATGGTGAACGTGGGTCGTATGGTCGCCAGAGGTGTGACAGGGATCGGTGCTGTCGCAAATGTAGCCAGCGCGGCATACATGACTGCGCGCGGAGCGACGACCCTGCAATGTGTGGCCGATTTGGTGTCTGTCGGACGCATGACATTTAAGGGTAACGCGGCGCTGGCGGTTGTAGCCGACCTGGTATCAGCGATGCGCGCAAATTGGAACGGCGCGGCATCCCTGGCCGGAACCGCAAGCCTGATCAACGCCGCGCGATCTATTCTGACTGGATCGACCGCGCTCAATGCGCGGTCGGACATGACTAACTCGGCGCGTTCTGTATTGCGCGCAAACACCAGCACAAACGCGCGCGCCGACCTGTCAATCTCTGGCCGGGCGTTTATGAGTGCAGCCACTGTGCTGTCAGCATACGCCAATATCGACGCATCGGCTCGTGCGACATTGGGAGCTACCGCGATTCTATCCGGTGTATCGTCAACTCAAATCGCAGCGGCCATGCGCGCGGCGGGCGTCGTGGTCTTGACCGGAACGGGTACGCTGACCCCCCAGGGGCACGCTATCGTGAGAGGCGCGACGAGCTTACTCGGCGTGGCCGATCTAGTTGCGCTGTCTGTTTCGCCGATGTCGGCATCGGCTGCATTGGCTTCCGTATCCAACCTGGCGATTGATGGGCGTGTCATCCTGAGCGGATCAGCGGCGTTATCTGGTGTATCGTCTGTTTCGCCAGGCGCACGCGCTACGCTGCGCGGCGTGGCAGGCATAGGGTCTGCGTCAGATGTGCTATCTGTGGCGCGTTTGCTTATGGCGGCTGCGGCCAGCGTCAACGGAACAGCATCGATGCCGTCAAGCATGACGGCGTTTAAGAAGGCTGGAGCATCATTGGAAGTCGTCGCCAGCTTCGCGCCGGATGGTCGCCTGATTCTAAGCGGCGCTGCAGCGTTGGCAGGTACGGCAACCTATGCCGCCAGCGGGCATCTCGTTCTAAGCGGCGCGACGCTGATAGAGACATTTGCCAATCTGAGTGCAGTTGCGACGACTGCTGGCCTTGCAGTCTATGCCGTCATCGAATTGGAGCTACCAGAGCGCGGTTTTGCGATGTCATTGCGGTCGCGGATGTCTCGAATGATGACGCTTATTGTCCCGATCCGTAGTCTAGCAATAGATTTATTCGAGCGCAGTACAGAAGGCGAGCTATTTGAGCGCACAGAAACCCGGACTGCAGGTAAACGATAATGCCATCATACCGAATGTTCAAAGAGTCGCCGTGGGAGCAAGGCGAGGATGAGCAGATCGCTTATGCGTTTGACACGACTCCCTGGGGCGTTACGTGTCCGCTGTCGCCATCGATGGTTGTATTGATCAACGGCTCAGACGTGACGGCATCAAAGACGACCGGATCGGCTGGGATAGGGACATGCGCGACGTGTATCGTCCTGGGCCGGTTTGACAATCCAGTGCCGGGAACGACCTACCGGATTCAGGTCACATTCAAAGATAACAAGGCGACGCCGAACACTTATGGCGCTTACGGCGAAGTGACAGGAGCTTCCTAGCATGGCCTACGCAAGCGGAACCGACGTTGCCTCACTGTGCAGAAACCTGGTCGGATCGGCGTCGTCATTTGATACCTCGACAAGCCCGAACCTGACGCAGGTCAACCTATGGCTGTCAAGCGGCTGTGCGCTGATTAACGCCACACTTGGCACGCGCGGCTACGGGGCCATCCCGACGACATCGGCGGCTTACGATTTCGCGCGAGACGCCAACGCGTTGTATGCCGCCTGGCGCTCGGAAAGCTCACGCATCAATGCTCGCGTCTCGCCAGGCGAGCGGACGCGGGCGGACAAATTCAAGCAGGACTTCAATGATGCCCTGAACGAATTGAAGGCGATGGACTTGTCACGTTTGGGCGTGAGCGTGGCGAACTCGCAGGTGTACGCCGGTGGTATCAGCGTGGCGGATCGGGACAATGTGGAATCGGATTCAGACCGAGTGACATCGCGCTTTATTCGGGGGATGTTCCGCAACAAAGAGGCGATTGAGCCGAGCGGGACGGATGCGGGCGATCCGATGGCACACGAGGACTAGATGGCTAAGGGACTACATCTCATCTATCTGTATGCCGACAGCGCGAACGAGTGGAATTGTAGTCAATGGCGCGCGTTGTCGCCGTCCGACTGCATCAATGCAGAGCACGCCGCCGGACGGACGACGATGACGGCTAAACTGTTCTACATGCCATCGGCTCTGAATTGGCGCCATCCCGAAGTCACTCGCAAGATCGGCGAGGGGGACGTGCTGATATTTCAGCGCAACGTCATCGTTCAGGACGTATGGCAGGCGATGGATTACTGGCGCGCGCTGGGTCGCGCCGTCATCGTCGATCTGGACGATGGCTACCCGATGCTGCCGCCGAGTAACCCGGCCTACCCGTACTGGATTCTCAACAAAATCGGGATGGAGCCTGACCCGACCGATGCTCTGGCTGAGGGATTGCGACACGCTGACGCGCTGACATCGCCGAGCAAGGTCATCCTGAAAGACTGGGAGCATATTACGCGCGGCTATTGGTTGCCGAACTGGACGCGCCGCGCCTGGTTCGAGGGACTAGACCAGAGGCCGTTGGGTGTTCCCGATCTGGAGTTGTACTACGATGAATCTGTCAGCCCGCCGCAAATAAAGACACGCATCAGACCCGATACTGAGGGAGCTATTATCATCGGATGGGGAGGCTCGATCAGTCACGTCGATTCGTGGCTATTCAGCGGCATCGTCGAGGCCCTGGATCGGATTTTAGAGAAACACAAAACCGCGCGCCTGAAGTTCTGCGGATACGAACAGCGGCTTGATTTCGTCTTGAATCGATGGGGAGATCGGGTGATACGTCAGACTGGCGTCAAGCCGGAGCACTGGCCGATGGTGTTATCCACGTTTGATATAGGCGTAGCGCCGATCGAGACTATGCCTATCGATCCGCCCTGGCGTGAAGGCGCTCCGATCGCGTCCTACGACGAGCGCCGCTCCTGGCTCAAGGCGGTCGAGTACATGACCGCCGGCGTCCCGTGGATTGCGAGCCGATCGCAGACCTACTCCGAACTCGCACACATGGGCCGCGTCGTCGATAACACATCCGATGCCTGGTTTGCCGCGCTGGACGACACGATTACGAATCTGGCCGCGCACAAGAGGATCGCCTGGGAGCATCGCAGGTGGGCGATGAAGAGGCTCACGTTAGAGGGTAACATCGGAAAATATCAGGGCATTATGGAGCGCATCATCGCCGAATCGCAAACCCGAAAGGGCGCAAAACTTCCGGGCATAACCTATGTGACGCAGGAAATGCAGGGGGTTGTGGCGTGATGACGAAAGCGCAGAAAAACGAGGCGCTCTACCACGTTGCGGGAGAATGGTTTACCGGTCTGAATCTCATCATCGACGACATCGATTTAGGTGACGTGATGAAGTACGATGTGCTGCGTGTAAGCGGCAGGCTGTTGGAAAGGGAACAATCTGGCGATGGACGAAGAACAGAAAAGCAGTCAGTCCAGTAAACCCGTCATGCTCGTGCCTGGTCATCCGGTCGCGCAGGGATATTGGCGCGGGCTATCTGAGCATTACGATCTATGCTTCATGTATCCACAGGCGTTGGAATATGCCGCCTCGCTCAATCTGCGTTGTCTGAGCCTGATCCAGTTTCAGAACGGAGATACGCAGGAACATGCGCTCAATGCGGCGGCCCAGACTGTGGCGAAGGCGGTTCAGAACGCGCGCGTCATAGCGGGGCGCCTGATATCTTCTCTGGACGGCAGCGCGCCTCAGGAATTCCATTCGGCGGTGGATTGGTGGCCGGGCTATGTCATGCAGCACGCTCAGGCGTTGGCGTCTGAATCGGCCCTGCTCACACAGTTGTCCAATGTGCGAGAGATCGCGGGATGTGTAGTTCACGAGGACGTAGCGCCTGACACGCGCGGCATGGTTCTATGGTGTAAAGCGCGCGGCATTCCGACGATCCACGTCCCGCACGCGGCCTGCCACCTGAGACCGGATGGTGGCCCGGACATTCACCGCGAGTCGCGCTGCGATTGGATCCTGGCGAGCGGCGAATACGAGCGAGACTTCTATTCGGCGAGCGGGCATCCTCTGGAGCGCATCGTTATCGTCGGAGCGCCGCAGATGGACGGATTATATGCTGACGAGGCTATGCCAAACAGGGACGAGGCGCGGCGCGTGCTGGACATCGATAACGATCGCGTAATTTGCTATGCGGGTACGTGGTCACAAACGACTGCGATTCGGGGAAGCGGCACGGCGGAAATAGATGACGGCTTGCGCGCCGTGATTGAGTTGGTACACGAATGGAAGGCCGTGCTGATTATCAAGTCTCACCCGAACGGGGGAGACGATAAGGCATTTGAGAATGCGCTGCGCTCCACGAATACGCCGGGACTCATCACGAAGCATTATCTATCGTATGCTGTGCGCGCGGCGGATGTGCTTATCGCGCAGGGGCCGTCGAATATCTGCATCGATGCCGCGATACTCGGCACGCCGTCAGCCTACATCCAGACCGAGGGATTCGATTATGCGCACGCCCTGCCGTTCCGGTCGAGCGCCGAGGGGCTGGGCCTCGTCGCGCTTCAGGCTATGGACTCACGCGGCGATCCGGCCTGGCAGGATTTCATCCGTCTATACAACGCAGCCCATCCGGTCGGCGCCGCCTCGGAGTCAATTGTCGAAAAGGTCGTGGAACTATGCCGCTAATCAGAGTCCGATCCGATGGCGTTCTGGAACAGGTGGCCGCTAACCTGGCGTCAGCCCCATCGTGGATGCCAAAAATAAAGCGCAAGACGATCAAGTGGATCGGCCCGAGCGCAGTCAAGAAAATGCAGGGAATGTTGGGACGGAACTACTACACTGGTGCGCTGATGAGAAGCGTAGAGGACGAGTATACCGAGAGCGATTCGGTCGTCACGATTTCGCCAACCGCGCAGCGGGGAAAGTGGGACGCTGGCCTGATTCTGGAATTCGGGACAGGGCCTATCCCACATGCGCCCTGGGCGCCGATCGCGCGATGGGCTGATGCCAAGGATGCACCAATGCCGGGGGCATGGCTCAAGATCAGGCGCGTTGGAGTGTCGGCGCATCCGTTCCTGAGCGATACGCTTGAGGCGGTCAATCCCGATCTCGACGAGGCTATCGACAAGGCGCTAGGCTGGATGATCGGAGCCGTGCTGCATGGGGCGACTCAATGAGCCTGTCTGACATTCGCGAAGGACTGTATTACACGCTCCAGGTCTGGGGGCCGTGGCTGGCCTCCGAGATCAGCACGTGCGATTTCGGCATTCTGGAAACCGTCACGGCTTGCGCGATTGTATTTATGCCGAGCACGGATTCATCCTTCGAGGAAACCGGATTCGGCACCTCGGATTCATCCGACACGAGCACCTGGAGCATCGAGGGTGGGCTTTACATCAAAGACACGGGCGATCCGCGCGCGCTGCTGGATAGGGTATGGCAGGGACACGATGACTTGAGGGATACATTCAGAAAAGATCGCAGGCTGAACGGCGCTGCTGACAACGCGATCTTGATGAGCATGTCGTTTGATCCGACTATCGCACTCGAAGCGGGCGGCGCGTTGTGGGCGCAGGTGATGTGGAAGATTCAGGCGATTGAGTATGCAGAGTGAGCAACCGCCACGAGGCGGATAAATAAGGAGGGCAACATGCCAAAGGTTCACGGAAAAAATAGCGTCATATTCGTTAGCGACTCTGGCGGCACATGTCGCAATCTGTCGGGGGACATGAACAATGTCGTGCTATCGTGGACGCGTGCCAACGTCGATGTAACCGTGTTTGGCACATGCGATGTGGACAGGCTGCCGGGAATCCGGGATGCCACACTCGCTGGCGCGGGCTTCTACAACGAGACCGACACGACGGGAATTCACGCCATCCTGGAAGGTATCATGTCCTCCAGCGCGACGACGTGCATCAACTACGCGCCGGCCGGTTCCGTGTCAGGCTGCCGGCTGATTTCGGGCTGCTACCTCATCTCGGATTACAGTATAACCGGCCCGATCGGTGGCGCAGTCGCCATTGCGTTCACGTTCCAGCAGACGGCCGGGAGCCTGATATTCGGCTCAGTCACGTAGGCAGGTGAGACATGGACGCATCTGAGTTGTCAGAGCAAATTCGTCAGAGTATCGAGTCGGGTGAGTGGTCTCTGGCGTTGTCGGCTCTCGCGGGAGCATGGGGTGAGGTATCGGAATTCGGGACAGTCTACTGTCACCTGCCCGACTATCCCGGCGTATGGGTGCGCTTCGCCACGCGCGGCTACCCGTTCAGGCTGCGCCGGGAATGGGAAAGCGCCTCGACCGATGCCGCCTTGATCGGCATAATTCTCCCGCGCGTCACTGCCTGGAACATGCCCGATGTGGATGGCAATCCAATCCCCCTACCCTCTGGCGAACGAGGAATAGAGATTCTCAATGACGCCGACGATAGTCTTGTGGTGTGGCTG